CTTGGCGTATCAAACAAAGACGCAGGTAATTGATAATTTACAACAAAAGGCTCGCTTGTTTCAGATGGTTTTGGAACAAAATGAAGTTCTTTGTTGAAAACAAACATGTTAAAGTTTTCTTGCTGCGCTAAGCCTGTAAGCAAATCCCATTCCGTCACTGCATTTGATATTTGGGTGTAATCGTCATCAAATATGCCAACTGGTGAAACGGTCTTCTGCACAACTGCATCAAGGCCATTTTTTATTGCTAGTTCTGTCGCGATATCAGAGGCAGTTTGATTTACGTACGTAACCGTCTGCTTTTTATCAATAAATAAGGAGCTAAAATCACGTCCTGTGATTGTCACTTCTAACGTTGGCGCGTTAATCTCTACAGTATCAACTAATCCTGAAAAAACCTTTGTTAAATCGCCTAGCGTTACCCCAAATAACTGAGGAGGAACGCCCATGTATATCTCAATTTCAGCTCTTGTAATATCAGCCCAAAAATCAAACCCAAATTGCGGGTTTGCAGAAAATGGAATTACCACTTCAAACGTGTCGGAAAAATAAAAATTTTTGTTTGTAACAGATATAGATTTCCATATCACTGGCTGGCCGTTTATAGTTACAATTCCGTTAGGCGTTCTTAAGCTCATACTCCGAACCCCGCTGTATTTGGTGGTCTATTAGGAACAATCAAAGTTCGCGCGACTGTTACTACAGGGTCAACCATCTGATTAACGTCAGCTAAATACGTCCACAATGTCGCGTCATCATATTCATCAGCAGCTACTCTATATAAAGTAGTATTGCTTATATTAATTAATTTTGAGTTAATGCCGCGATTAATCAAATTAATATTTTTAAGCATTCGGTCTAATGCAAATCGAATTTCATAAGACGCATTTAATCGTCCAAGTGTTTCACTAGTCAATAATGGATTGTATGTATTTAATATTTCACACATTAACTTACTTCCGAAGACTCTATAATAGAATCATTAATTGCGCTGGATGTAACTATATTATCACGTATTAAATTCAATTGATTGTCAGTTGCATCACCTAAATTGCCGCTTGCTTTTATAGAGCTTGATAAGTCGTTAATTGCATCTGTTAACCCCTGATTGTCAACAATTCCAACTAGATTCAATATGTATTGCATATCATCATTAACAGCTTCATTGTAACCCGCAGGCGGAGCAATGGGTATTGGAAGCGTTAAGTTTTCAATAACTTTTAAAGTGATAGAATAGGGTATCTTGTAGGTTGTGTTCAACACAGGCGTAAAGCTTGATATCACAACAAGATAAATGAACCCGCCAAATATAAACTCTATTTGCTGCCCTTGAACCCGCAAAAAATCTAATGCCCTAGCTCTAAGCTCTGCTTCTTCGCCTAAAAACATGCCTGACCAACTTATATCGCTATCTGCTCTACCCATTGCGTCAACTACTCGACCGCCACCCACGAGTTGATGAGTGACAAGCATTTGATTTCCGCCAAAATTAAACGCTTCTGGGATTTCAAAATGACTAAATAAAATATCTCCAAGCAGCATAAACGCATCACCGCCACCGCCAAACGGATTCTCAAAAAATGAAGCCATTATAACCCTCCAGACAAGTAGTTAAGCCCAGAGGGAATCAAAGCTAGATTTGTATGCAGAGCATTGCCGCTTGATAAGGGTGCATTTGCCGATTTATTCATGTGATTTATGACGCCGTTTGTAAGTGTTTTACCGTCCATATTTAAAGTCACGTGAGTAGAATTTGATGAGCTGCTAGGAGCTGTTTTTACAGTGTTTCCAAAATGATTGTGAAACCATTGAGACACAAATAACCCATGAGATAAATAATCTCCTACGCCTTTGTAGTTTTTTCTTATATTCGCGCGCCAATTCTCAAATTGGTTTAATTTTTTTGAAAGAGCGTCTAAAAATTTAGATAATGAATCTAGCCCTCCAACAATAGCGGGAGATGTTAAAACGCTTAATGCGCTAGTAAACTTAGTCCAAGATGCTGATACTCTTCCCTCAGCAGCAATATTTAATTTTTGAGAAGCATTAAAAGCAGATTGTGTTTTAAACGATTTTTGGCTTGTTAAAGCTGCCTCTTCTTCTTGCGACCTATTCAAATAACCTAATGCTATTAAATTGCTCAATCTTCCGGGGAAAGCTTGAGTAGAAATTTTCAAAATGTCTTCTTTTTTTGTTATCCCATGCTTTGCTAGTTGCGGTACATAAAATTTATTTATCCATTCCATCGGATATTGTTGCCATAACGCGTAATCTTTTAAGTGACCTTTTTCATCCGTCAATCCTAAGTGGCGCATTAATATCCTAGCCTTTTTGCCAGTGTGCATATTTTGCCCGCGAACAAACAAGCTATTCATTACTCGCATCATAGCCCCTAATTGTGAACCTCCCGTTTTTTGAATTACAGGAAGAAGTTCAAATAAACCCTTTTGCGACATCATCGGTAATCCTACAGAATATCTACGTGCAAACCCATAGAGATCATAACTTGCTATTTTGCCTCCTTCTCCACTCCACATTTGCTGAGCTACGTCTAATCCTTCTTTTATTTTTGAAGCTTTATGACTATTTTCATACAACTCAGCAAATCGGACTACGTTCATTTGGTCTACATCTGTAAACTTTCTACCGTGAGTTGTGTATAAATTTTTATTAGCAAATGTTTGTTTAGCTAACCAAGGAGCTAAAGCAAGCGCGTCTTTTGCATGTCTACTTACCGCTGCTGCCTCTTGTACAGCAGTCAAATAATCAATATTAGAAACGCCTGGGATATTTTGATTCGCAGAGTCGCTCAATGCATTTGCTACAAACTTTTGGCCAAAACCAATTCCTTTTAGTGCCATCGTTTGAGCCTGAACTGATGAACCTGCATCAAAAGATTTTTTTAAAAGAAAGCCAGCACCCAATGCCGCTATTCCGACCATTCCACCCATCGCGCCAGCACCAATAAGACCAATAAGCCTTGATGCGCCACGCATTTCTGCTCCATGCGCAAAAAACCCCGCGGGGCTATGTCGATATCCCCCATGCATTCCTCCACCGCCTCCGCCCCCAATTCTTCCCATTGTTCCTTGCGTTGCAATGGCAACGCCGAATTGATGCGCTTCCGCAGTAGCTCGATTCATTTTCATCGTCAAACGATCAAACCGGTTTCCAAGCGTGTTTATTTTAAGTCCGGCAGTATTGATAGTTGATGACATGCTTTTAAAAACAGTCGATGTTGTCTCAAATGTTCGATTGAATCTTTTGAAAAGTTCAGTGGTGATTTTTATTTTTTCGTTAAGTTTGTCCATGACTTTAACAAGTTCATTAAATTTTGTGTAAGCAGTCCCGTGAACATCAAGTTTTATGCCTATTTTGTAGCTGTCTTCTATATTCATTACTTGCGCCTTAAAAATTCCATAAACGATTTAAAAAACAATGACACTGACTTTTTACCATGCGTATGATACGTTGCTAAGAAAACAGGCCTAGGTGGTATACCTTTTCCCCACCCTGTCTTTGTTGTTCCTTTTTCTTGGTAAAGCATAATAATATCTTTTGAGCCTATAATAGCCTGCTTTCCTTTAACTTCTGCTTTAACGCTTTTTCTTAATGTGCCGTCACGCAAAAGTGGGTCATTAGCTGTATATCCTTTTGAAACCCTGTCCTTCTTTGTTGCCTCTGCTAATTGTTCCCAACCTGTTTGATAATGCCCGAACTTTGCTTTGACTTCTTTTTTCAGCATCTCTGCGCTTACTTTTAATGATTTCTCAATGATTTTATTTTCTTGATTTTCAGTAAATTTAATTTTACGTTTAAAGAACGTATTAAACTCCTGAAAGTCATTAAAGTTTTTACGCATTAGGCGGCTCTTTATACCTCATCAAATCAAAATCAAAATGTTCATTATCAGGAAGCTTAAGCTCACAAAAAATAATACTGTACCCTGCTGCTTCATGTTGCGATAAACACATAGCTACATCATACGGAATGCCATTTTTCACGAGCCAAAGACGTTCTCGCAAAGCGACATTCCTAGCTATTTTTTTACTGCTTGTTTTTCCTTTTCTTCTTTTTCACTCTCTGTTGATTCATCGCCCATTTGATTCATCATAAATTCAAAAATAGCTTGTACGCCTTCGCTACCTAGTTTTCTAGCTATAATTTCAAGCTCTGCTTCTGTTCTAGCAGGCGCAATATGGTCTCCGTCAATTTCTTTTACAAATAAAGTTAAGTAACAGCTTTCATAATACTTTTTATTCTTTTCATAAATCGCGCCAAAATTGCGTTCAAAAATCATAGTGTCCACAAAATCTGGCGTTTTAACTTTGAGCTGTCGACCATTGCAATCTATAACATCCATAGTCTTTTTTGAATCTTTTACAACTCTTTGTGATGGCGTCAAGTCGTCTTCTTTGTCTTTATTAATGTGTACCTTAGCCATATTTTACCTCTTTTTAAAGTTAGCAGCTTGCCATGAAATGCTTTGTGTCACATACCCTTCCCCGCTGAATGTACCAAAATTTTCAACAAGCAAAGCAACGCCTAAGTATTGTTCTTGCGTTACTGAGCCGTCTGCCTCAGTAATTGTAATTGAGATAGTTGACGGCTGTATATTCCGCCCCGCTAACCAACCCGCATCATAAGCAGACCAAAAAGACTCAACTAAATTAGAGNGTCTATCTAATTCAAACGTTCCAGAATAACCCGTTGGCTCTGCGTACATTGTCCGCGTACTGTTTATGAGTACCGACTTCTGTATAGTACCTTCTGGCTTTGCTGAAAATGTTTTTGTCTCAATCGGTATATTTAACTCACCATCCGGAGTATGGACATTAAGCGTAATATCTTTACCGACTGTTAAACCATTTGCACTCATATTCTACCCCTATTATTCTGGCTGTACGCTGGACACTTCGAGTAATCCAGTTTGTAAATTTACAAGGAACGAAACAATCACTCTAAAAAATGCGACTCGAACATTCATAATAGCTATCCCATTTCCGATTAACGACAAATCAACAGCTACAGAATAAGCAGTGCCATTTGGATTTGATGAACCAATCACTTCACGCGTTTCAAGATTCGCTAGAAACGATTCAACAACTGTTTTAGAGCTCTGTATTGTAGTTGCGTTTGCGATTTGACCGATGTACGCGCCAAGTGTATCACCAATGCTGAACGCTAAAAAGTTAGTTAGCCTCGTGAATTCATCGCCGTTCGCAAGTATATTGCTGCCTAAGTTGCGTCCTGTTTGCAATCCGTAATACGGACCGCCTACACTCGGTGCTGCGATTACATCTAAATCGTTTTCGATTAATTGGATAATATCTGCTTGCGTGTATTTATAACCCGCGTTGTTGCTTTGCGTAGTTGTTAAAATAGAGCTTTCAATATTTTTATTTAAACCCGATTCTTGCGGCGGAATAATCGCTAAAATTGCTGCTGCTAACGCTTGCTGAGTAATGAAACGTTGAACTTGATTAAAGCTGTCTTGGATTCGCACCCAGTCGCCGATTAATAATTTTGCCCACTCGTTATCAATTCCAATCGCTTTTTTTGCAGCTATTGCAGCAGTAATCCCGGAAAAGCCATACCCACCTGACGGCATAGACAACATCGCATACGCGCCGTTAGATTTTGCAAAATTAGCTTGCGCGATAAAGGTTGTCGAATCAGTAACGTTTGCAAGAATTAAGATGTCAAACTGCGCTGCGCTCAGTGAGTACATGCCAGTAAGCGGCTGCGTATTTAAACCAATCATGTCTGCTTCATCAACAGTCGCAGAGCCATCTAATCCGCCCGCAAGCGTAGTAGATACTAACGCTGGCGCATCAGTAGACAAGCCTGCAATTGCAGTAACTAACTGTGATGGTGGCACTTGCGTTCCCTGCCCAAGATTAATAGCATCAACAATATTTCCCCATAGTGCTGCACCTGTCCCGCCAATGTTATCAAAAACTTCGGGGACTGTTGCGCCAACGCCAATAGGCAACAATATTTGAACTCTAAATGTTGGAGCCGCTAAAGTTGAATTAGTTCCAGCAGAAACAATAACATTAATGCTATTCCCAACGGTTCCAGTATATTTTGCTGTAAGAGTCGCTCCGACTACAGCAGTTGGTGACGCTACGTCTTCTAAATCAAGTTCAGCAAATTCTTGATCGCCATCTGCGACTCGAACGCATTGAAATGCTTGTGCGCCTACTGACGCAGCAGCCATAACTTGCGTACCTAAATCAAAATTATTTGTTTTTGGCGTTCCAAAAACTTGTATTTGTTGCGTTAAATTACTCACTGCAACAGGACTGTTTAAAGGTCCCCAAGATGCAGTTCCGACAACGCCAATAATATTGGTTGGAACTCCATTAACTGGAGGAGTTGGCAGCACTTCTGCGATATAGACGCCGGGCGCTACGAGTGAATTGGGGTTTACTGAACCGCTCGATAAAATTGATGTCATAATAATTTGCTCACTGTAAAAGGATAGCTTCCAATAGTCATATCATATTTAAAAACGTTTGTTCCATACTCGATACTATAAATTAAATCACGTCTATATAAAATCATTTTTTCAAATTGATCCTGCTCGTTTGCTTTAACGTATTTAATATTGCACTCCGTTTCATCTAAAAATCTAATTCTTCGAATGTCGCCTAACAAAACATCTACCGCATCCGCTAGCGCATCACGCGTATTAGGATTAGGAGTCCAAACAGAAACGTAAAACAATTTTGTTTGCCGCTTTATTTCTTTGACGGATGTTCCGCGCGTTGAAGTTCGTCCAGTTAACGTTAAAACTTCCCCTGAAATCGTAATCACGTTTAACAAAGATGTTGCACTTGGCAAAACGCTTGTTAATCCTGTCGCTACATCGTCAATAGTATCACCTGCTTGGACTGCGTAATAATACGTTTCACTATTTAAAATAATCAACACTACTTGCGGTGTATCCGTTGTACCCGTTAGCGTTATAGTGTTTCCTGCTATATTTATAAAAATAGTAGGTAAATTAATACTTACATCTTGATACTGAACTGGAAATCTTGATGTGTTTTTATCTGACGCGCCTACCGGAAAAACTGTTATTTGAGAATTTCCTGCAAGCAAATCAATATCAAGCTGTTCTGAGATGGGCCAACCCGGTGAAATCTTAACAAGCGTACTAATAATTGATGGCTGAGCGTGTCCGTTTGGGTAGACTACCTCGTCTATTAACTCGCACAACCTATTTTGTATTTGCCTTATTGTTGCCATTACGTTCCAATAAATTCCGCGTTACATCGCCAGCCAAAATCTGTTAATTCAGACGACACAATAACGTATCTATAATTATTGTCATCTATAATGATATCTCTATTTTTATAAATAACTCCGCCAAGATTAGGCATTAAAATTATAAATCTGGGTAACATCGTATCAGTTGGTAAATTTAAATCATTTTTTCTTCCAATTCCTTGGTTCAAAATTGAAATCGGCAAGTTTTCTGCAAGCGTAATACTTTTTCTTGGGACGCTTGGCGTAGTCGTGTATCCTGCGTATTCATTATTAAATCCGGGTCCTACGTCTTGCGTTGCGCGTTCAATTTTAACAACTCGATTGCATTCTACTGCTAAAATCGGCAAAATTAATTGTTTTCCAATCACAAAAAACGTTAATAATTTACCTTCTAAATCTGTAAACTGGAAATAATCCCATACATTAAATCCTATAGAATCGGGTGGTTGCCTTGCGTCCCCAAGCATTTGCCAAACAGCATTTCCATATCTGTTGGCTTTCATATAGTCCCAAGTTTGATTTAAACTTACCTTGATTGTTCCAATTTTATTTCCTACAACAATCGGATTAAAAGGCGTAGCAGAGCGATAAAAATCACTATCAAGCCCTAGATGTTTCGCTGCTTTTCCATATCCATAATATATTTTACCCTGTATATACGCTGCGTTAGCCATTAAACTACAATCCGCATTTGTCCATCCATGATGTCTGGCCCAAAATAAGAGCCTACTAATCTACACAAACGCTTTCGCCACCACGTGTAATTTTGCACTCTTTCTGAAAGCTCTAATTTATTTCTATACCAAACTGCTGCCCGTGATGTATCTGAATTTTCTCTTACGCCATAAATATCTTGTTCAAGTTGATCAAGATTTGGTAAAAACTTATCTCTAACCATCGCTTCAACTTCTGGAGATTGCGCACGCATCACAAATTCTAATTGCCCAGAAACCCATGTACTACGCAGCCAAAAATTTGAAAGCGGTTCAGCACCATAATCAGGGAAGCCGCAATAATGCCGTATTTTCGCTTTCTCTTCATCAGTGTAAGCCACTTAAACCTCGATGATATCAATCGGCTTATTTGCCTTTTTCATATCTCTAGCTAACGATTCATTTTTTATAATTGTTCCGCGGGAAAAATGCGACATAACAGACGAGTGAAAAGGAGAAGGCTTTACAGGAAAAGAAAAGCTATTAATAACAACAGCTTTTCTAAACTTATTAACTTCTGCTTTTCGAAAAGAGTCATCATGCTCATTATTGATTGATGACTCTTTGTTTTTCCTCGGTCTACCACGTGACATTATGCAGTCTCAATAAATACACCGCGTTTATAGTAAGAGTTGTTAGCAGTACGGATAACACTAGAGTTGATAGTGCTATCAGTCGGAACAGCCCACCCAGCGATGTAAGACCATGCTTGATTGATAAATAAAGCAAGTTGATCAATCTGACCGCGCACAATCATACGAATATCGTCAGCGACGTCAATATTGTATAAAGCAGGGTAAGCACCACTTTGACGAGAGATGATTGAATTCATGCCTGCATCAAATCTATCTTCAATTGCAACACCTTCGCCGCAAACAAATGGACGCTGAATAATCATGTTATTCAAATTTTGAATTGGCGGCTCATTTGTTCGAATGAATCGAACGCCCAAACCTTTAATCAAAATCATTTGGTCATATTCTTTAGAACCATTTAATTCAGTACCACGGTACAAAATTTGAAATTCTTGGTCTTCAAACAATTGATTAATAGATTCTGGTGACAAATAACAATTGTAATAACCGTTAATTCTTGGAATTGCATTGTTGCTTAACGCTGTTACTGCAGCTCGAATATGGCTAAATTTTAGAATGTCGCCACTTGTTAAGTCTTCTGTAGCGGCTCTTCCGTTTGGTCTAATAATTGTTGGAGAGTATGCGCCAACAACTGCATTTCCAGCGGTTCCGTTTGCAACAGTAACGTTACCCGAAAATGTCAATGTACCAGAAATACCGCCTACTTCTTGCGCTGTTGAAACGTTAACAATATCAGCTACAGCTCCTATCAAAGTGTAAGTAGTAAAAGTTCCGCCATCATTAAACGTGACGGGCATAGTCGCAGCAGCAGAAGTTGGCGTAGGTACGCCATTTAAAATTACTGTTTGAAATCCCCGGATATCATTAACATGAACTGCCGCAGCAGGCGCACCAAGAGTCGCATCTACAACAGTTTGGCCGTTTAAATACGCATCTAATAAACGTTTTAATACAATTCCGTTCAAAGACCGCATTGCTTGTTCGCCTAGATTTGTTTGGTTTAATAAAAACAAACTTGCGATAGCTGTTTCATTATCAGCTAAACAAAGAGGGTCAACTGCACCAGCCCAAAGCTCAACTGTCGTAGTGTATTGCTCTAATTGAGTTTGATTTTGTGGCAATCCATTATCAAGTGGAACGTTAGTTGCTGGGTTGATTGGCGTAGTAATTCTTGGCAAACGACCGGGTCTAGTACGTGTTATTGTAGTACCAATTTTTTCCATAAAGGGAACGCGGATTGCTGCATCTCTATAGCCTAGTTCAGCCCGTAAAGCTGATTCGAATCGTCGCTTAAGCATTCCTTGTTGAACTGCTATATTTAAATTGCCGGGTAAAACGCTAAATTGCGGAGAAAACATTATATTATCCTCATCGGGTTTGACTAACTAAATCTCCATGGCTGTCTAAACCCGATGAGAACATGTATAAATAGATAATATAAAAAAAAAACTAATAATGCAACATCTTTATAAAGAACTGAGCCATTTTCGCTCATGCTCTGCATATTGCTCATCAGTCATCTTAGATACGATATCAGTTTGATTGCCTGAGCTGCTAGCTGGATTTGGTTGATGAAACACTCTTGAATTGGAAGTGCTTACTTCTTCAAAAAGATATCCCTTTTTTTCTTTTAAAGCAGATAACGCTTCATCTACGCCTAAAACATCACCATTATCGTCAATCTTAATTGATGATAAATCAGCTAGTTGAATATCGTCTAAATCACGCAAGCCGTATTTTGCAGCCGATACCTTAAGCTCAGCGCGTAATATTTTTTTATTTGCTTTTTCTTGTAATGCTTTTACTTCTTCTAGAGCTGCTTTTGCACTGTTTTCAGTTTCTTGCATTTTCTTCGAAAGCTCTTCGTTTTCGTGTCTTCGCTTTTTGTTCTCATCGCGTAGCTCAGATACGTACCCATCAGTTATCTGGCCCTTAGATTCAGGTTTATTAATTACCTCTTTTTTTTCTGCAGGATTTTCCTGCATTACTTCTTGATTAGCTGTTTCTTTTGGCATAGTTCCCCCGTTAGGATTTAAAAATCTCTTGTACTTTTGGCTGAGTATCATCTATAAATTTCTTTTGCTCAGCGTTTATTTTGTTAACTTCTTCTTTGACGTCATCTATTCCGTATTTTTCTGCTATGGAATAAACCGCCGTTTCTTGACTTAAGATGCCTGCATTTTTAAGCTCTCCTAAAGTTAACGCTTCTTTGTGTTTATCGTCTGATGAGTCATCAAACCAATTCGGCCAACGCAAACTTATTGTAACATCTTCTTTTATCGAGCCTTTGTTAATCACTATATTTTCAAATTTAATTTCCCTTAATTTCAAAATTTTAATTATCATTTTAACGACTTCGACAAGCCCAAATTCTCCGTAGCTTATTCTTAATCTTGATGCTAACAACATAACGGGATGATGCAGCAACTCTAATGCTTTTCCGCTTCGCGCATTTATTCCGCGCTCTGCTGTTGACCTATTCCCATGTATGTTTTCTAACGCTACATCTCGTAAAACTTTTTGGTACTCAATCGATGCCCTGCAAGCATCGCCATTTATTTCAATCATTTTTGCGTCAGAACCTTCACCACCATGCAATATTTGCCCTGTTCCCGGGCTTATATCCCCGCCAACTATTGAGTCAGGATTTTTATAAAACAATAACGGTTCTTGTGAGTATGTCAGACCTCTCGCGCATTGGCTTAATTGATAATCCAGCTGTATGTTAGTAGTGATAGCTTTTTTAAATGTGCTTTGTCCATCTATAAAATCACCGCCAGAAAGGTTTCTAATCCATAAAACTGGAACAAATCCTAATCCATGTTCAATCGTCAAATCTTTATCTATTTTTGGTTTAAAATCAGCTTTTTTTAAATCGTCAGGCAAATAAGGGAGATAATACGTTTCATTGTTCTCATCCCATTCAGTTACAATCCAATAATCAAAGTCCGGCTTTTCAATCTTATATCCCTGCGCCATTAAATCTGAGCCTTTGCACTTATATTTTTGAGTTAACTTTACTAGCAAATTTGGATTTTTCTTATCAAAAACAGGCGTTAAAAACTCTGTGTGAAGCGATTTGTAGTAAATTTTAGAATTGATGACCTGTATCAATAAAGCTGCGCTACCCACGCTTCCGTCGTGCGCTAGCTCTATCATAGTATCAGGTAAGCATGTGCGGTTTACAATGTCGTTAACAATTTCTTGTGTTTTTTCATCGTCGATATCAATTTGCGGGAAACGTCCCTCTCCAAAAAGAAAAGAGACGCTGTCATCTACGACCGTATTGCACAGCGTTGATATCACTGACGGCCTTCGTTGTGACATCGGAATATTTTGAGCTGTGTATGCGCCGTCATAACCTGATTTATTAATAATTTGGCCAAATGGATACTGCAATACATCGTATGCAGTACCATTCAAAAACCTGCGCAACATCGCTATCGTACACGCCCTGTCTGGATAGTCTTTATCCCGCATATTAAAATACAATTCTTCGAAATATTTATAGTCCACTTTTACCGCCCAAAAATATCATAATTATCTTGCGTGTTTTTATTTATCTTTATCTTTGATAGATAATTAAGTGCAAGCGTTGTCGCGTCAACATCGTCATCATGTGACGCATAGGGAAATCTTGTTAGTGTTTTGATGTAATCATCAGACCAATCAGATTTTAACACATTAAATTTATTTTGTTCAAAAAATCCTAAGCAAGCATGAGTACGGACAATTTTATCAGTATCTGCATTAACTGCTTTAAATCTTAGTTGAGTCTCAAGCTTTAATGACTGTATCAAACTTTGCCCGCTTGCTTTATCTTCGATTAATCTTATATTTGCGTTGTACTTAGCTGATTCTGATTTTATTTTTTTAAGCAATTCTGGGTATTCAAATTTCCCTTTTAGTCTGTCAATTACATATACTTGGCCGTTCAAGTATCCTAAAGTTATCCCAACGCTGTAATCGTTTGTCTGCCCAGTTTTAAACGCCGTATCATACGATTGTATTATAAACGTGAAATCTTTTGGAGCAGAATCAACGACATTAATCCAATTTAACTTTATTATTCCACCGCCTCGCGGAACCGGCGATTGCTGTAACTGAGAAGCTGTACCGTAACTTCCCAAGTCAGATTTTAATTTGTCTACAATAGCTCGCGGAAATTGCTTATCAAATAAAAGCTCTCCTTCTTCTGTACGCCTGTCTTCAAATCCTATTTTTGTCACGCATTTTCTGTCTTTCTCAAATTCCATAGGCAACATCAAATGAGTATAGTTGCTTTCTGAATTAGATAAAATCATACCGCTTACATCATAGTCGTTGAGCCGTTGCATGATGACCAAAATAGCTGACTTGCTTGGAGAGTTTAAACGCGTTGGGACTGCTTCGCGAAACCAAAGCGTTGTGCTTTCCCGCTTAGCGTCACTGTTCGCGCTGTCAACGCTGTGCGGGTCATCTATTATCACTCTATCGCCACGCGAACCTGTGATTGACCCTGCTGCTATCGCTTCTCTAAAGCCCGTCATTGTGTTTTCAAATTTCCCCTTTGCATTTTGGTCGTTAGCAAGTTGTATGTGTCTAAATCTATCTTGATACCAGTCTGACACAATTAACCTGCGCATTTTAACGCTGTCACGTACCGCAAGTTCTTGCTTGTGAGACGCNCATAAATAACGATAATGACCTAGTTTCCTAACGCCCCATTCCCATGCAGGCCAAAAAACATTTAATAATAACGACTTCATGCACCCGGGTGGAACGTTAATCAATAGACGTGTTATTTCCCCGTCAGTAACCGCTTGCAGATGCTCGCACATCGCATCAATGTGCCAGCCGTGCACGTATTCAACGGCGGGTTCTAAGACGTACCACGCATCACGCACAAAGTTGCTGAGACTGTTGTAATAAAGCCCTTGCGCTGCTTGCGCTCTTGCTCTGTAACGTAATTCTAACTCAGCGAGTGCTGCGAGTTGCTGCATAAGCTGCCATTTCTTTTAGCTCTTCGTCCGTTTTATTTTTTACGTCAACAGACCTCATTTTGTGTTCAATTTTTTCAGATTGTCCCAAAAGCTGTTTAGCCTGCCATTTCATCATTGCTACGTCACCGGACATTGACGTTTCAAACATTTTTACTTTGAGCATTGCTTTCCCAGCGGATTTTTTTTCCCGCGCATAATCGTCCCAAGTCATTTTTTTTTCTTTTACGCAGTGTCTGTACAAAGTATCTTGGTGCATGCCAAGATAAGCTGCTATCTGCCTGCCTGAACAATGCGCGTTTAAAAGATAATCCACTTTTTTCCAGTTAACATCTACTTTTTGTCGCCCTACTTTTTTCTTTATTTTTAACATATTTAACCCCGATATTCAAAAGATGCTGTTAGTCTGTTAGAACTCTTGGAATTGTTCAAGGAATCAAAGCTCTGTTTAGCACTTGTCACGTGCGATGGTTTCCGCGTCATATGCCACTTTTCCGATTTGCTACGATAATGGATCATAGAGGGGTGCCCTGTAATCGAAATAAACTTTTTACTGTTCGACTTTAACCAATTACCTAAAAATTCAGACAATTTATTTCCTATTCCAACGCCTTGGTAATCTGGCAAAACAACAGTTCGATGCTCTCTATAAAAATTTCTTTTTGTCGGATGCACAAACGGAAGCGCAGAAGTCATAGCAACTGGAATTTTATTTATTTCTGCGACAAAAACTATAGCTGACCTATTAATATTTGCGCTCAAATAGTGATAGTCTTTAAACAACTCCCACGCTTTATAATCAACTCTGAATATATCGAGTTCAATTTTTGGTCGCCGAAGCGACCCCCATTTAAATATTTTTTGAGATATGTCTAGCACCCAATCGGGCTGTAGCCATTCTTCTACATCATAATGACACGTAACAGCCACAAATTTTTTATTTTGCTTTTTGATGTGTTTCGAAACTGCGTAGCTTCCGATTTTTGCAGCATTTCGGTCTACTACTGATGTAAACTCATCAAAAACTATGATTTTATTTATTTCTAACAAACATCGTGCAATTTCTGCTTTAAATTTTTGACCGTTTGATAATGCAGAAAATGGCAAAATCCAAGAAGGTGGCGAAGAAAAGCCAACGCTATTTAATGCGTTAACAATGTCTAATACATTTAAATTTTCATCAAAATCATCTAAAAAGCTATTGGCTTCCCATTCAAAAATCTCATGAATGTATTCATTTTTAAATAATTCTTTTGCTATAGTCGTTTTTCCGGCTCCGCTATTTCCAACTATCAATCCAATCTGCCAGTCTTTTTCTTCTATATTTACTTTTAAATCCCAAGATTTTTCTATTTTTTCAGAAACTGGAATATCAAACATTCCAGCAACTTTTTCTGTTCGGAACGTTGGTTTATATTCACAGNGTATTAAATGCTTAATATGCGGCACTTGTACCCTCGACTCGTAAATTCATCGTATAGTTTTTTTTGCTCTGTTTCAGACGTTACATCTATCGTAACTTCAAAAATTGACTCTAATTTTAAAGATTCAACATCTAAATCTGGTTCTTTAAAATCTGGAAAATCCATCCCCCAACTTATTAAATCGTCTGCGTTCCAATCCAGTTTTAAGATATCATAATCCCAATCGCCAAAGCCAATATTATCTTTTATGATAAATTCGTTTTTTTGCTCTTCTGTTAAGTCGTTCGCAAAAATAACAGGAACTTCTTTTAGCCCTGCTTTTTTTGACGCTTGAAGACGCATGTTCCCGCCTAAAACCACATTATCAGAATCAACAACGATTGGTCGAATTGATAACATTTCTGGAAAATCTTTAATTGATTTTACCAATTTTTCCATTTTCAATTTATCGATTTTTCTGGGATTTTTATCGTTTAACTTTAAATCGCTTATTTTTATTTTAATCATAAATTTAAACGGGCCTCACTGCGCAATACAAAGTTGAGTTTTGAGCAGGCGCGACATCTGACACTACAGCAAAATAACGTAGGCCAGCAAAAACAGCAGGAGGAATTTGTATCCAAGCGGCTTCTCCTGCGCCTAAAGTTGGAACAACAACAGAAATTAATAAGCTATCAGCAGTGTTATAAAGCAACGCTGCTGGAACTGTAGTGTCGTTAGTGACCAAGAAATTCAACGTGGCCTCGCTCAGTTGTTCATCAGCTCGTATTGCGCATAATGTCGTTCCGGCACAATCCAAAGCTCCCGAAACCGTTTCTCCAGCCAAAATTTCTAACGTCACATTTTGATTGACATGTACTTCCCGATAATTAGTTACAGTTGCCATATTACCTTTACCTTTTTTTGATTGTTTTATTTGCTAGAATTTTGTTCGCTTTCGCGTCAATTTTTGCTTTTTCTGATTTTGTGAGATTACCCTTTTTTAGCTGCTGAGTTGCCCGCGCTTTTGCGTTTGCTGCGTGAGATTTGTCCGGCATTGGATACGCTCCACGCCCTGCTTCTCCACCCTCTTTATTTTTCCCAACTTTTTCCGGCAATCCAAATTTACTTTTTGGAATTTGTTTTCTCTGGGCCGCGTTTAATTTAGCCATTTTTTGAATCTGTTGATTAACAATGCGTTATATTATCTCGATTGTGATGAGTTTGCAACTAGCTCATATATTCGCATTCATTTGCCCACGCTTCGTCAAGATTTCTCAATTCTATAAGCATCCCGTCATAATTTCGACCGACCGAAATCATTTCAATTTGAGCGTGCATCCCGTCTAAATTCAAAATTGGCTCATCTGTAAAGTTGTATATCCCGTTTTCGGGCTCTACAGATACCGCAGTGTCGTTTAATTTAATTAGTTTTTTTGATTCTAAATCAAACGTAGCAACTATGTAAATTTTCGGGCAATGCGTTTGCTCACCCTGGATAAACGTTGCGCCTAAAATAGAAAATGTATTTGCGTGAGCTGCCGTAAAAAATGACAGAAAAGATAATAATAATAATAATAATA